GTGGAAGAGAATAATGATGGGGTACAAGATGTGGTTTATACAGCTGGGTACTATGCGGCAGGCTTTTACGTTGAGGTTATGAAGTGGTTCAAGTATTCGGAATTCAAAGATAGGAAATGGATTGACCTTGATGATGAGGAACAATTAAAGAGGTTGAAGATGGTAGAATCAGTTGTAGGTAGTAAAACGGTTGATTTATTGTTACATTGTAGGGATTATAAAATAGAACATATGTGGGAAATAGTTGGTATTGTTTTTGAGCGTTTAACTTGTTATATAAATAGTCCACAATATGAGAATGCGTCGGAATTAGATTGGGAGTTAGAAGATTTGTGCTTCTACTGCGGCGAAATATTGCGCGGTATAGAGAGTGTCTTTAAGTTAGTTGAACGGGACAACTTTAATGAGGAGGAAGTAATTGAGTGGCTAACAAATGCCATAGGATGTGTGTTCAAAGATGAGGAAGATAAGGAGAAAGAGAAGTTAGGCGAATGTATTGCGGATTATTTAGATGGTGTAGAGTTGTTAGAAACAGTTATCGAGCAGCTAAGCAAAGTACGAGAAGTTAGAAATACGAAGTTTAGCTATGATGAGGAAGAATAATAATTAGGAGCTCTTCGGAGCTCTTTTTGTTCTGTTTTATTGGGCAGCCCTATCGGGTACTGGGACATGGAAGTTGGGCTTCATTGGGGTACTCAGAGTCGGGCCTGGGGCGCTCGGGCGGCGGGTTTAAAGGTCATTCGTGAGTGGGCATTGACCCGGCGCCGCTGTCGCCCATCTCCGCTGGCCGGGGTTTTACGCCCATTGTGATGGTTTTATTGGTGTGTGAGGGAGGAATAGTTTATTAGGAGTTAGGGTTTTATTGGTGTATATGAGATAGGTTGAAGTGGGTGGAGGTGAGAATTATTAGTAGGTAAGAATGATTATTGAAATAGAAGAGTTAGTAGTTAGTATTAAGTTATATAGAGATAAGTAGAAGTTGGTGATGGTGATTATTTGATATTTGTTATAAATAATTTATGAAAAAATTATTGTTATTTGAAAAATAGTTGTTGACTTTATAAATATTATATGGTAAAATAGAATTAAGATATTAAATGTATCTTAATAAAATTTTGAAAGGGAGTATGTAAAATGATGATGATGAAAGTTGAAAAGAAACTGGAGAAAAAAGAGGTTGAAAAAATTTTAAAGGCAGAAGTTAGTAAAAGTGAAAAAATGAAAATTTTATTTAAGGGAGGATTAGAAGTAAAAGAGATTGCAGAATTAATGAATGTTAGATATAATTTCGTTTATAATGTAGTAAGTAATATGATAAGAGTTAATGATTTAGAGAATAGTGTAATTAAGGAAGAAAAAGAGAATAAAAGAAAAGATATAGTTAAATTATTAAAGGAAGGTAAAAGTAATATAGAAATAAGTAAAGAGTTAAAATGTAATTATAATTATGTATGGAAAGTGGTAAATGAGGAATTAAGGAAAAGTAAAAATGTTAGTAATAAATAAATAGTAGTAAATAAGAATCGATATCGAAAGATATCGGTTTTTATTATGGAGAATTGTCAGAATATTTAGAAAATTCGGAATGTTTTAAAAAAGCAGAATATTTTGAATATTTTCATCTAGGTAACCTCTTACGGCTTGGCAAGTTGGCAATAGTTGTTGGGTAAAAATTCCAAAAATCTCCAATGACTCCAAATCGCAAATTTTTATACCCAAACACACCCTCAAATTCTAAACACCCAGAGATAGGCTATAGAAAATCTCTCCTAAAAATTAAATAAACAAAAATTGTCTCACTGGTTACTAAACCATAAAATTCATATATTATAATAATAATAATATAAACAGGAAAAGGAGTGTTAGGATGTTCTATTGGGAAGGTAAGACCTATTTAGTCCCCTATAAAGGGTATAAGAGGTTAATAAAGGAATTATGGAGCACTTTAGAAGCTTTTGGATGTCCTGAATATTCTATAAGTAATACCGGCAAGATTAGAAGCCACAAATATGGTAAGTTACGATTAATAAAGACTCAAAAGAAAAATCGTAACAACGAAATTGTTCACATACAGGATAAATTCGGTAATGCCAAAGTCTTCATTGTACATCGTTTAGTAGCACAAATATTTATACCTAATCCTGACAACCTCCCTCAAGTAAATCATATAGATGAAAACCCCTTCCATAATTGGTATACCAATTTAGAATGGTGCACACAAGAATATAATCTTCTGTATTCTAGTCATAGAATATCCGAAGGTTTGAAGCGCTATAATGCACAGAAGAAGGCTATAAATGGCTCCTAGGTCAAAACTTATTGCATTGTCTCAATATTTGCCAGTCAGATAAAATTTCTCTCTGACTATTATAATAATAGAGGGAGTCACAACACACAAGACCAATAGACTGCCAAGAAGCCAAACCAATAGAAAGGAGGTAACGCATTTGGCAGAATCAGCAGCACTTATTAATTGGCAAGAACAAGGAATTGTTTCATTACAGCAGAAACTGGCAGATTTTGTTCAGCAGATGCAATCTATGATTGAAATTAATCAGAATGGTCTGCCTATACAGTACGTAGACCCTACTGTGATAACAGAATGCGTACCTTATGCAGAGACACTTGACGACATTCCGGAAGATAAATACAAATATGCGCTCAAACGGATTGACTATGAAGAAGGCGTTCCGGTTGTCGATGGTACTCCTTTCTGGGAGAGGTTAGATGGCGAAAAGATTGAGTATTATAACTTCTTCAAAGACTATCGTACCATGAAATATTTTCGTCAGGGAGATGAAGAATATGTAGTTCGTAATCGTTCACTCGCGGCACTTGCCGAAAAGCTAGGCGTCCCGGGTAAACTGATTACTATACTTTCCAAAATATATCATTGGATGCCGAGATGTCGTGCTTATGATATCTACAAAGAACGTGAAATTGCTCAGCGAAAACAGATACAAGCAATGGAACTTGAGAGTAAGCACGCTAAATATGCAAACCAAGTACTTGAGCAGGCCATCCTGTATCTAAATACTCACACAGCGCAGCTTAATCCTAAGGTGGCTTTGCAAATGGTTGAACTCGGAATGAAGTATGGTAGGATTAGTGTGGGTCTCCAGGGCGATAAGCCAGGAGCTCAGTCCGCTGCCGTCCATCAGACAAACATTGCGATTTCACAGTCCAACACCCAGAATTCAGCCGAACAAATGGCAATTATTTCTGGTGGAGGCGATATACAAGGTCGAATGGACAAATCACAAATGTCAGATGTAGAACGGCAGTTGGCTGAGAAAATGAAAACGCCAGATACACTAATCAGTATTTTGCACGTCCTGAATAAAAGTGGTGCCTTTAGCACTGCGGTGGCTTCACAGAACCCTGACGATGAAGATAACGATAATGCTGAAGAGGTTGAAATAGAAGCAAATTATGAAGTCAAAGAGGGTGAGGAATAATGCAGCACAACGTAAACGCTATAAGTTCCAACCCTCAAAGCGGAGTTAGTGCTTCGCCCATAATCACACCTGGTACGCCAAACTCATTGGAATCTCTTTTAACTGGATTTGATCCGGCCGAATTGGATTTAATTAAGTTAACTAGGTCAGAATTAGCTAAGCTCCAACAGCTGCTTACGCCTAAAATGACGAAATATATTCCTCACGTGCCTACGCCGAAGCAGGCGGCATTCCTCCTTTTGGACTGTAAAGAAGCATTTTACGGTGGCGCAGCTGGTGGAGGTAAAGCACTTTCGTTGGACACTCCTATTTTAACAGATAGCGGATGGAAAACGATTGGTAACCTCCATCAGACTGATAAAGTATTAGCCTTAGATGGTTCTTGGTCTGAAATAGAGTATGTGACGGACGTACAAGTACAGCATGATTGCTATGAAATAGTATTTAGTAATGGTGAAGTAATTATAGCAGATGCTGAACATCTTTGGGGTGTAACAGAGTTTAAATATCGTAAATATTGGAAAAATAATATTTGTACAACCAAAGAACTTAAAGCAGGTATGAAATTAATACAAGCTTCATCCTTTAAAGGAACAATCCAAGAATTACCTGTAGTTCCTTATGTTTTAGGTTATTGGTTAGGTAATGGAAATAGTCATACTGGCAGTGTTACTATAGGAGATGAAGATTTTGACGAAGTTCAAAAATTTCTTCCTCCGTTGAATAGATATGTTAGTATGCCTCAGCAATACACGGTAAAAGGATTAACTACGCAATTAAATAAATTAGGATTATTACGTCCAAAGAATGAAAATAGAGAAACTTATCCTGAAGTAAAGCATATTCCAATTCAGTATATTTTAAGCTCTTTTGAACAAAGGTTAGAATTATTAAGAGGTATAATGGATTCAGATGGTCATTGTCAAAAACGTGGACGTTGCGAACTTTCTTTAGTTGAAAAACGTTTATTTGATGATGTATGTACTTTACTTAGTTCTTTAGGTATAGTATATAGTGCTACGGAAACTGTTAATGCATACAGAGTAACTTTCAGTACTAACTTACAGGTATTCAAACTTTCTCGTAAAATGCAAAGACAATGTAAAGCACTACAAAATAAAATATTTGTATTGTCTGTAAACTATATAGGAAAAAGAGATGTCAAATGTATACGTATTAAACATCCTTCACATATGTTTTTATGCGGTAAACGTCTAATTCCTACACATAATTCAGATGCGCTGCTCATGGGAGGATTACAAAATGTAGACATAAAAGGGTATGCGGGGATAATCTTTCGTAAGACGTACGCAGATTTAACAAAGCCTGGTGCTTTGATAGATAGAAGTAAAGACTGGCTGTTCCGTTTCAATGATGTTCGTTGGGATGAGAAGAGCAAAAAGTTTGATTTCTTACGTAAATATGGTCCACATACTGAAATTTGGTCAATTTTACAGTTCGGATACCTTGAAACTGAAAATGACAAATATAATTATCAGGGTGGTGAATATCAGTTTATAGGCTTCGATGAAGTAACTCATATTTCTTTGACTAGTTATCAGTATATGTTTTCTCGTTTGAGAAAGCTGAAGGGTGTAAGAATACCTTTGAGAGTTCGAAGTGCTAGTAACCCTCCGGATGATGACCAAGGTATTTGGGTTTATAACAGATTTGTTAATCCGGAAACAAAGCGTAAAAACACAATATTTATTCCGGCTGGTTTGAATGATAACCCGTATTTGGATAAAGAAGAATATGAGGCTTCACTTGAAGAATTGGATCCAGTATCCAGAGCTCGTCTTAGAGATGGTAATTGGACTATTGTGCGTAAAGGTAATATGTTTAAGCGTGAATGGTTTGAATTTGTTGATAAACCTCCAACATATCGTAGAAGAATTCGATTCTGGGATATGGCTGCTACAGACCCTGAAAAAGCGAAGAAAAAGAATAGATCTAATGACCCTGATTACACTGTAGGTTTTTTGTTCAGTGAAGCTAATGGGATTTTCTATATTGAAGATATTATTCGTGTTCGTAAACGTCCTGCGGAAACAGAAGCTATTCAAAAAGCTACTGCAATTTCAGACGGTTATAGTACAATTATCCGTGAAGAGCAAGAACCTGGTTCTTCCGGTATTACAACAATCGATATGAAAGCTAGAACGACGTTCCTCGGTAGAAATTACGCAGGTGTACGTTCAACTGGAAATAAGGTAGTAAGAGCGCAGGGCGCGAGTGCAGCGGCTGAGAGGGGTCAAATTAAAGTCGTTAGAGGCTGTCGAAATATTGAGGCTTTCTTTAATGAGGCTGAATCCTTTCCTGGGGGCTTACACGATGACATGGTTGATGGTTTGAGTGGAGCTTATGCTGAATTAGGACTGCTTCCGAAAGATTCATTACCGATGGCAATAGAGAATGAAGAAGGTTCCTATTGGCGAGATGATGAAACATCTTATTTAGGATATTTCGGTAGAATTTAGAGGAAAGGAGGGAAAATTAGTGGATAAACACACTGAAATGGAAAATAGAATGATGGCCAAAGTGGCGCCTGACCTAGGAAAGCAGAGTGGAGTACCTACTTTAGTTGAAATAGGTACTAGTGGCTTAAATCGTTGGGGACAGGATATCTTCGAAGAATTTTTACCTCACTTAAGATGGCCACGTGCAGCTAAAGTATACAAGGAAATGAGTAATAATGACCCGGTAATAACCGCTATCTTATTAGCCAGCCGCCAGCTAATCCGGAAAGTATCGTGGTCTGTTGTTCCAGCTTCTGATAAGAAAGAGGACGTTGAAGCGGCAGAGTTCCTCAAAAGCTGTATGGATGACATGAGTTTGACGTGGCCACAACTGATTGACGAAATCATAACTTATTTCGAGTACGGTTGGGCGTACCATGAGATTGTATATAAACGTCGATTGGGCGCTACAAAAGACCCCAAAACACGTAGTAAATATAACGACGGCCGTATAAGCTGGCGAAAGATCCCAGGACGTTCTCAAGAATCTTGGGCCGGATGGGAATTCGACGAAGATGATGACGGTAGCTTACTTGGGATGTGGCAGGATGTTAGCCATGGTGGTAAAGTGTTGATTCCGATTGAAAAAGCGTTGTTGTTCCGAACTACCGCGGCTCGTGGAAATCCTGAATCTCGTTCTTTTCTACGTGGTGCGTATAGACCTTGGTACTTCAAGAAACATATTGAAGAGATTGAGGGTATTGGTATTGAACGTGATTTGGCTGGTTTACCAGTTCTGAACCTACCTGAAGGTGTAGATATCTGGGATGAAAATAATGAAATGGCCAGAAAGCAGAAACTTGCTGCTGAAACCATTGTTAGAAGTATAAGACGCGATAGAAATGAAGGTGTTGTACTTCCATATCAATGGCAACTTGCTTTATTAAGTGCTGGTGGTAAGAGGCAGTTTGATACTAATGCTACAATTAATCGTTACGATCAACGTATAGCAATAACACTGCTTGCAGATATAGTAATGTTAGGTGCAGATAAGGTTGGTAGTTTTGCTCTAGCTAAGGTAAAGCAGAGTCTTCTAGGAGCTGCCTTAGATGCGCAGGTACAGGATATAGTAGGTATCTTTAATAGGTATGCTGTTCCTAGATTATTTGCTTTAAACGCCTTCCCAGGGATAACTGATTATCCGAAGCTAAAGGCAAGTGCAGTTGATGCTCCTGATTTGAATGAGCTTAGTAATTATATTCAAAAGTTAGCAGGTGCTAAA